TGTCGCGTCTGTCAGAAAGCGCTGATATGGTGTTTACATTACATCGTAAAAACGCAACTGAACTATTACCTAATACAACCTCATTTGAAGCACCAGTCACAGAAGGTTGAGCATTGTTTCCTATTAAAGTGCAATTAGTGCCTGTAGTTAAAGTTGAACCTGCTAGATAGCCTAACGCCGTATTACTATTGGCGACATTGTTATATAATGATTGATAACCAACAGCAACATTACTATTTCCAGAAATATCTAGATATAATGCTCTGTACCCTATGGCAGTATTGTCATAACCAGTTGTATTGTTCGACATAGATTGAACACCCATAGCAACATTGTTTATTCCTGTAGTATTCGTAGTCATTGCACTAGTTCCAACAGCAGTATTGCTATTTGCGACATTGTTGTATAATGCGCCCTGTCCAACAGCAACATTATAATAGCCAGTAGTATTTTTAACAAGTGTATCAAAACCAATAGCTACATTATCTCCACCACTTGTATTATTTTGTAATGTAGCTCTACCTAAAGCAGTATTTCCTACTCCGGTTGTATTATGTTGTAATGCTAAGTCTCCTACGGCTACATTAAAAATACCGGTTGTATTATTAACCATAGAATAAGGGCCTACTGCTACATTTTCGTATCCACTGGTATTATTTAGCATAGAATTGTATCCAACTGCTACATTATTATACCCAGTTTGGTTTTTATATAAACATTGAACGCCTAAAGCAACATTTTCTGAACCAGTTGTATTATTTTCTAAAGCATTACTTCCGACTGATGTATTATAAGAACCATTAGTATTTAAACACATATTTCCTGCGCCAATAGCTGTATTATAGCTTCCTGATGTATTACTAAATAAAGAATTAGTTCCCATAGAAGTATTAGATATACCAGTTGTATTATTAGTTAATGAAAACGCACCATGAGACGAGTTCCATTTTCCAGTAGTGTTATTTTGAGATGCTGAAGCACCAAACGCAGAATTTTGAATTCCAGATGGGTTAACAAGTGAGTTAGTTCCATATTTTGTATTGCTAGACATTATATATTATATATTGTAAAAATATTTAAAAATAATTAAATAAAGTTATTATGACTGAAAATAATTTTATTCTGGGAAATATAACTAAAGTTCGATGGCATACTCGTTTACATAAAATATCTAATTACAATTATGGACATATGTCCGAAACTTTTGATGAAAATAATATAATTACTGAAGAAACTATAGATTTAAGTGGTGTTATTATTAACACAAAACCATACATAACTGTTAATAAAAATATGAATCCAGATAAAAATTATGCTATGGTTACACTTGATAAATATGGTAATATATTTGTAAGAAATTTTTTAAATAGTAAACATCCAGATGGATTTAAACAAAAAAACACGTATTTTAAAGATGATATTGCTGACAAATTTATGTTGTCAGATGAGAATGATATATTGTTGAATTATATTAAATTAGGATACCAAGAAGTGACCACTATTAAAAATATAGATCATCATGGATGGTTATATTTTTGTGTAGAATATAAAATAAATGATGGACTAAATCCAAATTTATTAAATTATTGTATTTTATTGGAATATAAATATAGCCAATTAGAACATCGTTTAAAAGATATTGAAACAAACATACAGGATATTGTAGAAAAAATAGAAGAAAAAATAAAAGAAAAAGAACCCAATAATAAATCTTGGTATTTTAAATTTCAGCTTTTCTGATTTTATCACGAATTAACATAAGCTCATCAAAAACTATAGGTTCTGCTCCTCTAATGAAATGTGTCAACTTAGCATCTCCTGTTGCTAATAACATTGTTTTTAAGTCTTCATTTTGAGTAAATTTTGCATATTGAGCAGAATACATTTCTTTTTTTTGTCGTTTTCCAAAGAAATCAGAATCAGCAGATACCTCAACAGGTCTTAAAAGTTGGCCCTTAAATTTACCTGTTTTACCACCAGCAGCTTTAGCCATAGCAGGGTCTTTTGATAAATCTGTTCCTGAATCTAGAGAGAAACTCAAATAAAAATCTGGATGTGTTTTCTTAAATTTAGAACCTTGATAATAATGTTCAACTGAAGCCCATTGATGGTTGTCTAATGAAAATGGTTGCACCCAGAAATTAGATAGCTTCTTACGCCATTGAGGAATAGAAGCTAGTGTAGAATATTCGCGTAATCTATCATTAGGAATTTTCTCTCCACTACCTTTTCCAGGAAGTGGTTTATCAAGTGATTTTGAGTAAAATTGGAAGATAATTTCATCATTATATAATCCTCTCAATTTAGCTTCTGTCAAATCTTCATATTGAGCTTCTTTAATAACAGTTTTTTTTTGACTTGCTTTAAATTTTTGAAAATCCGGAATAATTGCAAATGGTCCTGCGTTTTTTTCTAAGCACCTTTCATATATCATTTTCTTTATATCATATGGTATTTCACTAAATTTAAAAATCAATTTTTTCTTATAACCAACTAACTTATAATGAGAGCCAGTATAATCAATCATTATATAAAACTCTGGTGTAAATCGTCCCCGTTGCTCTAAAACTTTGTCGTTTAATTGACCACATTGCAAAACATTTTTTTCGTCTTTAGCTTTATAATTTTCACTGGAGAGAACAATAAATTTAATGTTTAATATTCTCTCCAATGTTGAGATGGCCCAAGTGTCAGCCCAAAAATCACAATGTCTAATTACACGTTTAAATTGGTCTAGATTTTCAACGCCTTTCATAAATTTAAATTCTTTTATAATAGCTGCAGTTACTTTCTTTTCCTCGACTAATCTATCATGTTCTTTTTTAACTTCTTTTGCTTCCGCTAAAAGAGCCTTTTGTTCATTTCTATCAATTATACTATCGAATCTTTGTTTATATAAAGCATATTCATTTGCTAATTCTTTAATTTGATTAGTATCTCTTACCAAAGTTGCATTGTACATATCATATTGTTCTTTATATCCATCGAATATTTCTTGGGTAGCTTGTTCAGCCAATTTCTTACGCAACTTAGATACTTTAGTTTGTTGAGCAATGCTTGAGAATGCATCACGAATTGTTGCAAATAAACAATCTCCACCACCTTCATTATCGACAATACTGAAATTTTTATTTTTCATGAATTTATCAATCCATGTATCATTTGAAGATTCGTGATATTTCTCTCTAATATCTTTAGCTTGTTTTTGTGTTTCTTCTGGTAACAATGGTGGAACAGGAACTCCTTTAATTTTAACAAATATATCTTCACGTTCAGGTGGGACTTCATATTCAATTGCAACTCTTTCTTCCTCTTCCTCTTCGTCATGTTCGTCGTCAGATTCTATAATTTCTCCTTCTTCTTTATCGAGCTTATGTAATGGAGCATCAGGTTTAAGTCTCATTTTATTTAAAAATTCTTTAGTGACAAATGAATAAATAAGGGGTTCGTTCATTTCTTCTATATCTAAGTTATTATATTTATCAAGATAAGACAAATAATCAGATGCTTTAATTTCATAAACTCCAATTTGAATTACTTTATTGTTGTATTTAACTAAATAGATTGGGAAGTATAATATATTTTTATCTTCATAAGTATTTTTAGAATTACCCACAGCAATAATAACTTCAATATCTTTTATTTCCAATTGATACAAATTAGCTTCCATTTTTAAATCTCCAGAATCAACACTTTTTAATTCTGGATAACTAACATCTCCATCTAATTTTGATAATACCATTATATAATTTATTAGAATATTTTATATTTAATTTAATACAAAATATTTATTCTACCAAAGAATAAATTTCTTCATGAATTTATCATTTTTAAGTTCATTAATATAGAACCACATATTCTGCCTTTTAAATACAATATCTGAATTACTTGGGTCAGACTCAAATGAAACTAAAAAATCTATAATCTGTTCTTTATTAAATTTATTATTTTTCATATCTTTTGCAAATCCATAATATTCGCAAATCATAAGTAGCTCTTTAACTGTAAAATTTTCATTATAATTAATCATATGTGGAATTACCATTTCATCTGGTATTTCAGAGCTTTCAATTTCAGCCATTAATTCATCAATATTGAATTTATTTTCTTCTTGATTTTCAAGTTCTTCAACATAATAAGAAATCGCGATGTCTTGTTCATCATGTGTCATTGCTTAAATAATATTATGTTTATTATTTAAATAATTATCAGAAATAAATAAAATTATTCAAATCCTTTATAAATAAGATATAATCCAAGTTTAACTGAGAAAAATAATAATGCTACACCCAATCCAAAATAAAAAAAAGCTAATGTTCTATAGTATAAACGTCTAGTAGGAACAATTAGTCCTAATCGTCTTAGATCATGTCCAGATAAATTTTTCATAAGTATTTTAATAATTTGTCTTTAAATTAAAAAAAATATTATTTAAAATACAACTTAAAAGACATTATTTTATTTTATTTTTAATTTACATATCAATCAAGTCCATAAACTTAAACAATGCCTTATTTGTTAAGCTCTTATAATCCTTTACCTTTGAATTTGCAATTTTCTCGATAATCTTACCAATAGTATTGCCTTCAATTTGTTCATAATCATCACCTTCATCATCATCATACAAATCTTTCTTGTATAAAAGAGCAATCGTCTCGGTTAATTCTTCAACCTCATTCTTCTTATTTTCTAGTGAAATATAGTTATATACCTTTACCAATAAATTTCTAGTGATTTGCATAATTTCCGTTTTTGAAATGACACCGCAGTACATTAAATTAATATAAAATGTCGCCAATGACTTACGCTTTTCATTAATCTTATTAATTTCACAAAATTTATCATAATTCTCATTAGGATCTACATACTCAATATTCTCAAATAATTCAGCAAACTTCTTGAAGTTCTCTTGATACTTGGACTTGATAAAATCAAACTTTGAAGACAAATCTGCATATAAATCTGCGTAAATTTTTGAATAATATCTATTTGACGATGCAATATCAAAAACATTTGAACCAATTCCACTTAAATCTGCATCTGAATTTTCAGAAACCAACTTTTCAATGACTTCTACAATTTTATTACGCATATCAATATAATTTTTATCAGTCATTTTATTAATAAATCCTCTAATAGAATCAAAATCTGCATCAATGCCAACCTTTGTCTCAATTTTTGTAGTTTGAAATGTTCTAATAGAATCCCAATCGTCATCATTCAAAATTTCCATAGCTCTATTACCACGTTTCTTCTTACCTTGTTCTTTTACTGCAGATGTTTGTTCGACCTTCATAGGATTTTCACGCTTCTTAAAAATAGGAGTCTTTACATAATCAGGTGAGCCTACTTGCATAGCTAAACTGGAAATCTTTTCCATTACTTCATCAGGAACTACATAGTAAAATCCCTTGAAAATAACATCTTCGATTTGTTCCAAATTATATCTTAAACTTAAGGTTTTAGTCGCCATATTGATTGTGTATTATATTTTATACTATTATATTTATATCAATTTTTTTTATAATATAATAATTATTATAAATACACTTAAATAGATTAGTATATACTATATTACAATATGGAAACAGATAACGACACTACTGTTAACGAAGCTTTATCTGAGGAGTTAGTATTTGATTCCTCGGATCATGTAATACATAGTTGGGATGAGTTAGAAATAAACCCAAACATTTTACGAGGTATTTTTGCTTATGGTTTTGAAAATCCTAGTCCCATTCAGCAAAGAGCTATTAAACCTGTAATGGAAGGCAGAGATGTAATTGCTCAAGCTCAATCAGGCACAGGTAAGACAGCAACATTTACTATTGGAGCTTTACAACGAGTAAATATTGCTGAACCAACAACTCAAGTTCTTATTTTATCTCCTACTAGAGAATTATCTACTCAAACTGCAAAAGTTGTTTCTAGTTTAGGTAGCTTTATGAATGGATTAAAAATTCAAACTCTTTTTGGTGGAGCTGCAATTGAAGAAGGTAGTAGTTTCTCAAGTAGAAATGTTCCGCATATTATTTGTGGTTGCACTGGACGTGTTCATGATATGATGCGTAGAGGAAATATTAGCACTAAGGGCATTAAATTAGTTATTCTTGATGAAGCTGATGAAATGTTGTCATCCGGATTTAAAGAACAAGTTTATAATATTTTTCAGTTTTTAAATTCTGATGTACAAGTGTGCTTATTCAGTGCAACTTTACCTGATAGCATCAACTCTATTATCGAAAAAATTATGCGCAACCCTATTAAAATTTGTGTTAAACGTGAACAGCTTACCTTAGAAGGAATTAGTCAATATTATATTGCTGTTAATGATGACAGAGAAAAGTATACTACTCTCAAGAGTATTTTCTCATTCATTACTTTATCTCATACAATCATCTATTGCAACAGCATTAAACGTGTTCAAGATTTATATGAAGCAATGTGCGAAGACGGATTTCCTGTTTGCCGCATTCATAGTAATATGGATAAATCTGAACGCGATAGAGCATTTAATGATTTTAGAAATGGAACTTCTAGAGTTATGATTTCATCTAATGTTACTGCGCGTGGTATAGATATCCAACAAGTCAGCGTTGTTATTAATTTCGATTTACCAAAGGATGTTCATACATATTTGCACAGAATCGGACGTTCTGGAAGATGGGGTAGAAAAGGTGTTGGTATAAATTTTATTACCAGACGTGATATTGGACAGATGAAAAGAATTGAAGAACATTATACTACACAAATACGTGAATTGCCAGGAGAGTTGAGCTTTTTAAGTAAGATTTAAAACTATATAAAGGAAATTTATTAATTTGTCTAATGTCAGAGGATAATAAATTATATATAATAACTAGAGATATTGAGGAAAACGATGCTTGCCAAGAAAGTTTTTGGAAAGAATTATTAATGTTTTCTGATTTACAAGAAGCTTTACATGAATTGAATAATTTATATAAAAACACACCAGATTTTAAATATTATAATTATCATATTAAGGTATATGATAAAATAAATAAAAAATACGTAATTTCTCATCAAACATATTATCATCAATGAGGTTATTCGTAAAAATTATTCATTATATTTCTTATTTAACATATAATGAGTTCAGAAACAAAAATTAACGAAATTAATGAGCATTTTAAAATTCCTATTTTTTATAATGAAAGCAAAGTTGAATTGAATAAAAATATTGTAAAAGATTTAGAATTAGTAGAAACTGTTGACGCATCTTGTAATCCAATATATAACTTTTGTTTTGATAATGATAATGATGTTTCTAAAAAACTTAATCAACAGCTATGTAAATTTTATACAACTGATGTTCAATTCTTGAAAGATAATCAAATACTTTTAAAGGAATATAAACCATTAGGAGTAAAATATACAGATTATTCTAATAATTATAAAAATATAGTTGACATTTGGAATGAACTGAAAATTGATGCAGGATTTAAAGAAAGATATTATTTTGTCGAGTGGGAAATGCTCGAATTTTTAAATAGATCGGAATGGTTTCTTCAATTTATGAGTATTTATAATTTATTATCACCCATAATCTCTCTACTTGTTCCTATTATAATTCTCATTATACCATTTTTTATTATTAAGATGAAAGGGTTACAAATTACAATAAGTGAATATATTGAAGTTTTAAAAATAGTTGCTAGTCAGAACGCAATTGGTAAATTATTTGTTGTTAATTTTGGAGAGATTAATTCTCAAGAAAAATTTTACATATTTATTTCAGCCGCATTTTACTTATTTTCAATTTATCAAAATTTTATGGTTTGTGTAAGATTTAATAACAACATGAAAACGATTCATAATCATTTCAACGAAATTAGAATTTATATTAATCATACCATTAATTCAATGGAAAATTATCTTGAATATTCGTCGCAGCTTAAAACTCATGACGAATTCAATTCTGTTGTTAGAGAGAAATTAGATACTTTAAAAGTTATGCATAAAAAAATCGAAATGATAACTGATTATAATATGTTTAATTTCAGTAAGATTAAGGAGATTGGTTATGTATTCAAATGCTTTTATGAATTACATACCGATAAAATATATGACGATACAATCATGTATTCTTTAGGATTCAATGGCTATATGGACTGTTTAAAGGGTTTACAACAAAATATTCTAGAGAGAAAAATAAGTTTTGCTTTATTTATAGATGAGTCAAAAAAGACCATTTTAGAGAATAGTTATTATGCTACATTAAAAAATTCTAATCCAATTAAGAATACTATAAAATTAAAGAAAAATATGATTATAACAGGACCAAATGCATCTGGCAAAACAACTATCTTAAAGTCAACATTAATTAATATTTTATTCACTCAACAATTTGGATGCGGATTTTATGATTCGGCAAAGCTTAAACCATTTAATCACATTCATTGTTATCTAAATATTCCAGACACATCTGGACGCGATAGTTTATTCCAAGCTGAAGCCAGAAGATGTAAGGAAATATTAGATGCTATTAGCGTGTCGTCAAAAGAAACTCACTTATGTGCATTCGACGAATTATATTCTGGTACAAATCCTGAAGAAGCTGAACAAAGTGCTACATCGTTTATGAAGTATATAACTAAATATAAAAATGTTTCGTGCTTACTAACAACCCATTTTATTAAAGTATGCAAAAAACTAGAAAAATCAAATGCAATTATAAACTGTAAAATGCTCACAGAAAAAGAGAATAATGAATTAATATATAAATATACTCTAGCTGAAGGTATTTCAGATATTAAAGGCGGATTAATAGTATTAAAACAAATGAACTATCCAAAAGAAATAATTGATTCAGTTTAATTTAAAATATAAACTAATTCGTTAGTAAATAAATTAATTTATATAATCTTTTTGTAATAATATGGCATCATTAGCAGATTTATTTAATCCAACTTTTTTAATGTTTTTAGGAATATTAGTGCTTGTTGTAGCACTTCTTGTTGTTTATTTTGAAAGTAAAATGAGAGAACAAAATCACAAAATCGCTTCTATGTTAAGCTTGGTCTCAACATTAGCAGAGGATATGAACGGGGTTAAAATGGGACTAAACCATTTAGCTATAAGAGGGGGGTCTCAACAACCACCAGTTCCCATTAGAGGGAATTTAGGAAATTCTGATACAAACAATTTAATTGAAGTTTCAGACGATGAAGAATCTGATGAAGGTTCTGAAGAGGAATTAGAAGAGGAAATAGAAGAGGAATTAGATGACACAACTGATGGAGAAGATATCAGCGAAGAATCCGATAACGATGATGATGTTAAAATTATTAAATTACAAGTATCAAACGAAGAGGAAGATGATAACTCATATGAAGAAGTAAATAATTTAGAATTCGACCCTACTGAAGATTTAGATGGTTTTGAAGCATTAGATGAACTACCTGAAATGGCAGACGATTATGTTGAACAAGTTTTAGATCTTAAATATGAAAATTTAGAAGAAAAAGAGAATGAATCAAAACCTTCTGAAATGCCTTCTGTAAGTGATTTGAAAACTATTTCAATTAATTTAGGAGATGAACACCATATAACAGACGAGACGATTGATTACAAAAAATTACAATTGCCAAAGCTTAGAAGCATTGCTGTTGAAAAAGGATTAACAACAAATTCAGATGCATCAAAGTTAAAGAAACCAGAAATACTTAAATTGCTTGGTGTAGAATAATTTTTTAATAATTTAATAATTATATGATATGTGTATTTAAAGATATATAGATATTATATTTAAAAATGAACATAGATTTTTTTGAAAAACTAGAAAACCCATTTATTATTGATATAACAGATAAAAAAAAATATAGTTTTGAAGATTATGTAAATGTTCAAAAACAATTGGAAGAAAAAAATATTGATAAGTTTTTGGAAAATTTATACCCAAAAGAAAAAATGCGAACTACTTTTGAAGAAATGAAAAGAAGAACAACCCGTGGTATATGTCAAAAAATTATAGATATTTCAAATAATAATATTCCTGAAAAACAATTATTTAAAATAGGTAATGGTGGTAATGGAAAAAATTGTTTTGTATGTTGTACTTCTTTATTTAATGATCGTTACACCGCTTCATTGTCAATAAAAGAATCATTAGAAAATGTTGGTTTTAATGGATATTTTCTTTTATTAAACGGAGGATTTCCTAACCCAACAGGAATTGAAATGAAATATTTAGGCGTTCCTTATAGTTTTAAAATCTTTATGATGTTAGAAGCTAAAAATTTGGGTTTTGAAAGAGTTATATGGTTAGACGCGGCTTGTTATGCTGTTAATAATCCAGAACAATTATTTGATATAGTTGCTGAAGATGATGTGATTTTTAGAGCTTTTCCTCCAAATTGTTTTAATCCTGATACATGTGTTAATATAATCTTTCCAAAAACGGTTGAACTATTATCAAATTTAGTTAAAAGAGATATACGAGATGATATCAATGTTAATAGTATTGTTTTTGGTTTAAATTTTAGATCATCAAAAATAGATAATTTTATTAATGAATATTATGAAATGGTAAAACTTGGATTACCATTTTTAAGTAGTTTTCCTGAAGAAATTGTATTTACAAGTATTTTTAATAAACCTGAATATAAATATGTTTTTAAAAATAGAAATGAAATATTAAAACTTTATATACATGAAACATATTTAGATAAAGAACAAGCGAAAAATTATGGTTATTATTTTCTTCAAAGAGCTTATTAAATTAGTTTATTTTATAATATAATATTTAGTAATTGTAATTTTATAATAGACATTTTTATATAATTATACTATATAAATGTCTTGGTCAAACTGTTATAGCGGTTCTAATAATATAGATTTTAATTTTCCACCAATACTATCAGATGGAAGACTGTACTGTTCTTGGCAACCTGACGCTGTTGTAAACGAGCGAATTCAAAAACAAGAAGGTATTCGTTCTAATTGGCAATATCGTCAATTTCTACAAAATAACGGTGCACAAATTATGAATTATAACACTCAAGAAGCTTGTTATACTCTTGGATTAGATCCACATGTCAGCAGTGGTAGTACACCATCTGATAATGTTCCATATACATTTAAAGGAACATTTGATACTGGTAGACCAGGCTTTGGTTATTGTAATTCTGACCTTAAAAATCCATATATATCGAGAGAACAATTAAATGCTAGATTGATTGCACCTTCTATTAATCCTTCCGATTTTAAGAAATAAAATAATAAGTAAAACAATATAATGATAAGTTTTTATAATTTATTATTATAATGAAAATATTATCAATTGATGTTGGTATAAAAAATTTAGCATTTTGTCTTTTTGAAAAATCACCAACTGCGGAGCATTTTAAGGTGTCAAAATGGGATGTAGTAAACTTATCAGAAGAGGAAACTTTAAAATGTAGTTTTGTTGATAAAAATGAGATTTGCAATAAACCAGCAAAATTTAAGAAAGACGATAAATGCTATTGTGCCAAACATTCTAAAAAACAACAATATCAAATTCCATCTGCCGAACAAAAGCCATCTATCATTAACAAGCATAAAATAGCAAAGTTATACGAAATAGCTGACATACATAATATTAAATATGACCCAAAAATAAAAAAAACTGATTTAGCAAATTTGATTAATGAACATATTCAAAAAACATACTTTGACACAATTGAAAGCAAAAAAGCATGTGAAGTTGATTTATTTAATATCGGTATTAATATTAAAAATAAATTTAATGATTTATTTAAAGATGAGGGAAAAATCGATTATGTTATTATAGAAAATCAAATCGGACCATTAGCAATTAGAATGAAAACTATTCAAGGAATGATTGTACAATATTTTATCATGTCTAATTTAAATGTAGAACATATTGAATTTATATCAGCTTCAAATAAACTAAAAGATTGTGACACAAAAGATAAAGAAAAATATAGCGATAGAAAAAAGTTAGGTATATCAAAATGTTTAGGGGTGTTAACATTAGATTTTAGATTTAATGAGCATATAAGTTATTTTAATAGCCACAAAAAGAAAGACGATTTATCAGATGCATTTTTGCAAGGTTTGTGGTTTATAAATAATAAAAAACTTTAGAAAAAAATACAATTAAATTAAAAATATATTAATTGTAATTCGTAATACTTAAAATTAAATGTTCTATTAAATCAATAAATATGGCTGATTTAATGGATATAACTGAGCTAGATTTTAATGATGGAGATTTTGGTCGTTCTTCTTCTAATTTTGGAGGCGGATTAGAGCTTTTAATGAATGATAAAGTAAGAGAAAGCTCTAGACCAACTAGTGATATTGATTTAGAAGATTTAAATAAACTCGAAAATGAATTGAATGATTTGGTTGATGATATTCCTTCTAGTGGTTTTGCACCTAAATCAGATTTATTTGATAAACCATCAGTTTCATTTAGTGATGGGCCAGGTATTCGTTTAAATATGTTTGAAGAAGACTTAGGCAAAGCTACTTCTAACACTGAAAATGATGGCAAAACTTGGGATGGATATGGTAAATTTAATAATATTCCTTTAAATCCTGATAAGCCTGTTCCAATGGAACCAAAATTATCCAAAGACGAAATGCTGAGAGAAAAATTCAAGTACTTAAGAAAGTTAGAAGGACTTGAGAAAAAAGGTGTTGAATTGTCAAAGAAATATTCTATGGATTCTTCACTCCAAGAAATGATGGGAGAATACGAAACTATCATGGAAGAAAAAACTAAACAAAACTCCGTTAAATTTCAAGGCAATATGCTAATGGCTATTATTAATGGTATTGAATTTTTAAACAACAAGTTTGATCCATTTGACGTTAAATTAGATGGTTGGTCAGAGCAAGTTCAAGAAAATATTACTGATTATGATGACATTTTTGGTGAATTACACGAAAAATATAAGAGTAAGGCATCAATGGCACCAGAATTGAAGTTATTATTTCAACTTGGAGGTAGTGCAATGATGGTTCATATGACTAATACAATGTTTAAATCCGCTATGCCAGGTATGGACGATATATTGCGTCAAAATCCAGATTTAATGCGATCATTCCAAAATGCAGCAGTTAATTCTATGGCTCAAACTAATCCTGGATTTGGAGGATTTATGTCTAACTTAATGAATCCTGAAGTTCCTAAAGGTATGGGACCACCACCACCTCTAGCTACTCAAGGACCTAACGCAGTTCCTCCACCAATGGGAAGACCTGGTAATAATAATTTTGCTAGACCAGATTTAAATATGAGTAAGAGTAATTTCGAAGATGGAATCAATCTTAGAGAGAATTTTGATAGACCTGATATTCAAGATAGAAGTAGTAGAAGACAATCTGCTCCTCGTCCAGAAATGAAGGGACCAAGTGATATTACTGATATTCTCTCTGGATTAAAAACTAAAACAATTAACATTCAACAACCAATGCAAAATGCAAATGATAATAGCACTATAAGCATTAATGATTTAAAAGATTTACAAAGTGACGTAAATATGCCAAAAAGAAGTGGACGCAGAAAAAAATCTGCAAGCAATACCGTTAGCTTAGATATCTAATTTATTTATATTTTATTAATTTGTAAAATGTAAATTTATCAATACTTGTTAAATCCTCTACCCATAGAAATTTTACCACCCCAATACATATTTTGTAATTTCCAATTTAAAATATATTTGTCAAATATTTCCGGAACCCATTTACATATTGGAATCATTGTATGTCTTACATCTATTTTATGTAATTCATTTTTATTATTCCATCCAATATCAGCATTTTTAAATGAATTATAACGATAACAATCAAAACCTTTAATAGGTCCATAAGTGGTTGGTGGTTTAAAATTTGTATCTTCCCAACATAAATAGACTCTATCAAACCAATCACTACTATATTTACATCTAAATTCATCTATTAATTCTAATTCAATAGCAGTAATAGTATTTTCACTATATTTATTATTTTGCTCTGTCATTTTTACACAAGGTATATCTGCAGTATTCATTATTGTATAATTTATACTTTACTATTTAAATTATTTCAATGTTATATTATTCACATAATGTATTGTATTATTTTACGCCATTTATTATTGGCATCAAATAAATAAGTAAAATTACTTTTAATTTCATAATATTTATCAAACCCATCAATCTCTCTGTTAAAAAATCTTATGTTAACTTTGGTCAATTTATCAGACATATCATATATAATAAAATATCCTTTATAATCTATGTCAGTAAGTCGTAATAAAACTTTATGTGAACCGATTTTTATAGGGCGCGTTATACTAGAAACCAAATTATACCTTTCATCATACTTATTTAGTCTATTCATGTACTTACCATGTCTATACACTAATACATTAGTATAATTAATAATAATATGTATTAATTCATCTGGTAAGTATTTAAATTTATCAATTAATTCATTTGTCATACTATATTACTTCTAAATTTTTAAAATTAGTTTTGAGCTTATTTATAAATGCCATAAATGGTGTTTTATCTTGACCATATAATAGTGAATCGTGTATAAGCTTTATATTACCAAATAAGCTTTGGCTATTTAAATGAAGCCAAATAACAAAAATTACAAATAAGAAAATCGTGAACCCTATGTCTTTCATTTGAATAGGTTCAAACCTCAAATAATATAATGGCACTATTTTAATTAGAGTATTTATAACTATAAAATAAAAAATCGTGCGTGTACTTGTACCATACACTAGCATTAAAAATAACATAATCACATTATCAATCACTCCTAATATAAGAGGAAATTTTGGAGAATATTTTGTTATTTTAAATGCATATAAAATATACCAAAAATATATCCAATATGAAAATACCAAATCAGCTCTTAATGCTGCCATATATATTACACACATAATAAAAAACAACATCCTAATAAACAATCACATATATTACTGCAAAAAAACGGATCCGCGCTTGCAGTTGATACTGGTTCATCTATTAATTTTTTTGTTTGTTTGTCCTCTTTTTCATTCATTTTACAATATATATTTTCAAATTTTAAATTTATGTCGGTTTTCATTATATATTAATTAATTATTTTAATGCGTTTAAAATGGCTTAAAATCGTGTATAGAGTGTATATATTAAAATGGATATACACGATTCCGAAAATAATTTAGGAGAAATTAATAATTCATCTGAAAATATCGAAGTTAATCAAAATAATACTGACGTTAATTTAGAAGAAATGAACCCATATGCAGACAATATTGATACTATACACGCGCCCAAATCTGACGATAATATCGTAATGGATATTCAAGAATCAGAACAACTAAAAAATTACTTTGAAGACAAATATTTTAAAGCAAATTTACTTAGAAAAATCATTATTGATCATAATAAAAAAATTCACGCTAAACAAGTTATTAATAACAGGAGAAATGAAATTATGCGTAGTGTTGGAAGAGAACGAATTGGTAAAAATCCAAGCGTTAAACAGATGATTAAAGCTGGAATACCAAATAATGACAAATACTTACCTAAACATAGTCTTAACATAATTAGAGGCAAATCTGCTATCAAACCTAGTAAAAGTGTAAATTTAATGACAAATCATTCTCTCGGTAATTTTGTGAGATCTACACCTTCAGTATCTACTGGACAATTAATTCCTCAACAACCACATATTTTTGTAGATAATTTACAAATAAGAAATGACTCAGTAAATTCTTATATTCCAGTATCACCATGGATGAGTAATACTATTACACATGATAATGTAAGATATCAAGGTATACCACCAGTTGTTGAAAAACCTAAGGAGGTTAATTTGGCTGAAATTGTTACTGCAGCATTACAAGATGTTTTAGCTGGAAAATTAACAACTGTTGAAAATATAATCGGAAAATTACGTGTTGATTTTGAAGAGAAGAGTGTATTCACTAATTCAAAGAAGAGAAATATCATTTTACTCAACTTTGAAGATGATACCATGAGACCTGTTTTGAAAATTGACGATAAATATATGAATATTATTGAAGAATGGTATAATGAATGTGATTTATTGATTGATATTGAAGAAACAAACGTATCTATACCAGAAGTAATTACTGTTCAAGATGTAAGTGGTGTATTATTTCAAGACATTAATTATAAATTTAAGGATGAATATTTAAATAGCTATATGCCGTTAGTTATTAATAATATTATTTCGGAGAGAACTGTTAAAGGTTTTGAAAAAAAATATTTTAAAAAAACAAATGAAAGTAAATCTACCATTTCCGAATTTAAAACATCAATCAGTTATTATCCTGTTGAACAAACACAATTAAAACCACAAGATACAATAATCGATAGCGTTCTTTCTGATATGGGTATTGTTATTCCTGAAAATATATTACCCGAAACTCTTAAAAATAAACCGTTGCCAAATAAATCTGTAGAAATAACTCCATGGAATTTAGCTTATGTTAGAAAGAGAATTGATCCTGAAATTTTGCTTAAAAAACATATTTTAGCAGAGATCAGAAAATATGAAATTACCGATACAGATATCATACCATTTAATGAAATTAAACATATTGATTTCAATAAGGAGGAAAATAATATTATATGTTATAATACTCAATATGATATATTATTTCCTAGATTTAGTGAAAATTGTTTAATTATAGATGATACAAATTTGGAAGAAAATGAAAAGGAAATTAATCTTTCATCTATTTTTGTTTTAATGAATGATAAATTTTTGCAAACCATAACTATTCTAGACCCTAATACAGATATTATACATATAATTAAAAATCATCCTGAATTTGGATTTATAAAATTATTTGGAATTGCAACAAACAATAAAGATATTATTAGCTTTGTTGAAAGAGAATTTAACAAGGTTCATTTTAACGATATTGAAGAGATAAACAAAAAACTTTTAGTGACATCACAATATATCGATTTTTCTAATAAACACAATGACGCAAATAATATAGCATCGAGTGAAGAAAATCAAGTTAAAAAATTCTTAAATTCAAAATATATTATCGATAATGATGTTAATCACAAGATGAAAGCTTCCACATTATACGATTTAATTATTAATTCTAAATTTGTCAAAATAGAAAATGATAAAGTATCTGGATTTAGAACAAGACTATCTAAATATCTTAAAGATATTGGATTGCAAAAGAAACGTTATAATGATGGGTTTTATTATTATGGTATTGTTGAGAAAGAACGACAATCATTTACAATGTTTTCTGAAGAAAATAACCCACAAATTTCTTTGGATGAAATTGAACGCAGAAGAAATGAGGAATTAAGAAGTTTTAACTTTCAAAATCAAATCCGAGAATCTGGGGATTTAGGATTAACAAATGATCAAATACAAATCATCCGTAAAAATTTATGTATCAATTAATTATTATTTAGGTTATTCGATGTAAATAATAATACTACCAATAATTAATGAAGTCTAGGAACGAAAAACCCAATTTTTCAATGACAACTTGTGCAAAAACTGGTATTAAAATTAAAAATACCGGGAACGACTACAAACACGACCCATTTGCAGGCATTGACCCATTTAAAAATCATGTTAAAGATATAGATACTATTAATGTTAATTATGACAAAACACAATACGAATTAATCGACTTAAATATTGAGAATTATTCGAGAGAAGAATTGTACAAATTATTTGGATTCAAAACTTCTATCATTTTAACTGAGGACTCTATAAAACTAGCTAAAAAGATTGTGTTAAAGACTCACCCAGATAAATCACGTTTAGATAATAAATATTTCGTATTTTTTGGTAAAGCTTATCAAAAACTTAAAGACATTTATGAATTCCAAAATAAGACAACTAAAAAAACTGCAGATAAAAATGAATACTTTGACTCACAAAATGGTCAAGTTTTAGATAAAATGTTTGACATGAAAAAAGACCTCAAAGACTCTAATAATTTTAATAAATGGTTTAATGAACAATTTGAAAAACATAGATTAGAAGACCCTGTTGAGCATGGTTATGGTGGTTGGTTAAAATCAGATGAAGACATTGTATTTACTCCTCAAAATATTAATAAAGATTCAATGGCGAGAGAAATGGAAAAAAGAAAAAAAGAAATTCAAGCATTAACACCATATAAAGGTGTAGGAGATGCGTTTGTTTCTTCATCTGCAGGCGGTTCTTCTTTGATGGAATATAATAGTAATTTTTCATCAGGCTCTTTATTTAGCGGTGGCGGTGGAATGGGATATACTGATTTAAGACAAGCTTACGCTGAATCAGTTATTCCTGTTACTGAAGACGACTTTAATAAGGTTCAAAAATTTAAATCAATGGATGAATATAAAAGACATCGTGATACTGTTGATACTACACCTCTAAGTAAGGAAGACGCACTTCGTCAATTATATCAACAGGATAAACAGAAGAACGAAGAATCTGCAGCACTTGCATTTTATTATGCTCAACAGTCAGAGAAGGCAAAACAAAATAACGATACATTTTGGTCTGGTCTTAAACAACTAACAAATTGGTAAAATCACTTAATAAAACTGACACTTTGAAAAAGTGTAGCAAAATATATGTAAATAATATAAAAGATTTATAATATTATTTAATATGCCAGAAGGACCTGAAATTTGGATTTTAAGTGAAGCTATTAATAAGTATTATCACTATGAAAAAACAACAGCATATGGTAAACATTTATTCGTATTTAAAAATGATAAGGAAGGTGAAAATTGGTCATTTGGACTAACCGGAAAAGTTTGTCTTCTAGATAATAATGACCTCATAAAATTACATACCGGTTGGATATGTGGAGACCAAGTATCGTTTGCAAATTATGCTGCAGAAACCCAAAAACTCGGCACAAATTGGATAACAAGTTCAGAAGCAGATTTACGCAAAGAAGTCGATAACTGGATTAAGTCTAAGAAAAAACTAGCTGGATTGTTATTAGACCAAACCAAAATTTCCGGTATTGGAGTTGCATGGGGTTCTGAAATTTTATGTAAAGCCGGATTAAGACCTGATATGAGAGCATGTGACCAAACCTTAAATAAATTAGCAGATTCTATGATTGAAATTAGAGAGAAAATCAAGAAAGATTATAGCAATGAGATTGATGAGTCTACATGCAAGGAATTTATAAATGAATGGTTTTCTAATTTATATGAAATTAGAGATATGAATATTTATAAAAAAGGCTCAAAAATTGAAGTATTAGGTAGAAGCTGGTGGGTATAAAATTAAATAACTTGATGTTTTAGATATGATTTTATTATATTTTTATAAAACAATATAAATAATACAAATATAATAAAATATAAATGGATAAGATAAAGAATAAGTATGATTTAGTTTGTGGAGGTCATAATTCAGTTGACATATTTGAACACTTACCAACTTTATACAAGTATGCTATGGAATGTGATAGTGTTTTTGAAACTGGTGTCAGAGGCTGTATATCGTCTTGGGCATTTTTGTATGGTTTGCTTAATAACAAAAATGGCGTCTATAAAAGATTGTTTTTAAATGATATAGATGAATGTAATATCTATGAATTATTGTATTTAGCAAATGGACTTGATAATATTTCTGTAAAATACGAATGGAAAAATAATCTATTATTAGATTTAAATGAAAATTATGATATTACCTTTATTGATACATGGCATGTATATGGTCAACTAAAAAGAGAATTAGCAAAGTTCTCAAAAATTACAAATAAATATATTATTATGCACGACACAACTGTTGATGAAATATATGGAGAGACTATTAGACAAGGGTGGAATGCCGAAAAACAAAGTCAAGAAAGCGGATTTCCTGTAGAAGAAATTAAAAAAGGTTTGTGGCCCGCTGTAGAAGAATTTCTACTTCATAATCCAGAATGGTACTTAAAAGAACGTTTTACAAATAATAATGGATTAACTATTTTAGCTAGAAGATAAAATTATATGATTTTAAATTTATATAAATAATAACATAAAAATAATTATAAAAATATTAATTATAAATAATGAATAATTTAGAAAATTACTCAAATGGGTCTGGTATTTTTGTGCAGATAGGTTCTGGTGCTGGGGATTTAGATAAGAGAGCTAATTATAGAGATGGATTCACAGAATTTATAAAAAAATTACCTAGAAATAGAATAAAACAAATTATTTTAGTTGAACCGAATCCAATAAATATACCTCTGTTAAAAGAATGTTGGAAAGATTATTCTGAAGCTATTATTTATCAATTATGTGTTGTTACAGAAAATTATATAAAAGATGAGGTTGAATTATTTTATTGTCCTGATGATGCTCCACATTATCAAGTAGCATCAATTAATATAGAACATATTAAAAAACATTACGGAGAAAATTGCATAATAAACAAATTTATAGTAAAACCAAAAAAAATAAATGACTTTTTAAAAGAAATTACTGTTCAGGAGATCGAATTATTATCTTTAGATGTAGAGGGAATCGATGCTGAAATATTATTAGATATTGATTTTAAAAAATCAAACATAAATTTTTTGTCGTTCGAATATATACATTTAGAAAACCAAGAAAATTATGTAAAAGAACATTTAATAAATAATAATTTTGAATATATTGGAAAAGGGGTAGATCATAACGGATTCGATTATTTATATAAAATAAAAAAAAATTATAATTCATAAATGAATACTTTGTTACATCCAATTACATTCTCTATTCCGGAAGAAAAATTATAAACTATATGCCAAAAAAAACTAAAATATTATCCAATCTTATACCAGGCAATTTAACAACATATATATATAACAATGAATTAGATTATTATAATGAGTATAGAGAATCAATGTTTGCAATTACTAAAAAAAAAGCTGGATGGGATTGCATGCGTCATTATGAAATTATAGCAAATGGTTGTATTCCATATTTTATTGATATTGAACAATGTCCTGAAAATACAATGGCTCTATTACCAAAAAATTTATTGCTCGAAGGAAATAAATTATATAATAATTTTAAAAATAAAAATATACACCAAATTAATGTAGATGAATTAAATATATATGAATCATTAGTAAACAAATTTATTGATTACACAAAAAAACATTTAACAACAAAAAGTATAGCAGAATATATACTAACTAAAACAAATAATACTAGCGCATCCAAAATTTTATATTTATCTGGAAGTATACATCCTGATTATTTAAGATGTTTAACATTGCACGGTTTCAAAGAATTGCATGGGAATAAGTGCCATGATTACCCAAAAATTCCTCATATTTATAAATCATCTAATATAAATTATAATGCTTTATATGGAAAGGGAATAAGTTATACTAATTTATTAGACGAACAGTTTCATGATTATAATTTAAGTGAAAATATTGAAGAAAGTATTAAAACTAAATATTATGACATAATTATATACGGTTCATTTCATAGAGGCATGCCATATTATGATTTAGTAAATAAAATATATAAACCAAATGAAATTATATTAATGTGTGGCGAAGATTGTCATTATTGTGATTATAATTATTGGACATCAAAAGGACACCATATTTTTGTTAGAGAATTAGAATAGATCAAAAGAATATAAATTAGGCAGTAGTTGTATAATTTAATATATATTCACTTTTACACCTTTGCTCATTTCACCTTTGCACATTTTATATGAGAACTTATAAATAATTCTTCTTGATTTTTTTTGTGTCTTATTTTTCTTAGATACATATTTTTCGGGTCTTTCATAATCACCCTTAGGGTTCTAAAATAGAAGTATTAGGTAGAAGCTGGTGGGTCTAGTATACCAGGTTCTTCAATTTATTCTGCTTCTGGTTCTTCTCCATTTATGTAAATATTAAAATCAGACCAATTTACTCTACACATTGGACATTTTTTATTATGTGGTCTTTGTCTAAACCAACTTTTAACAGAATCTTCGAAAAAATTATTACTACATTGACTACAACTCATATATCGTACGTTAATAGAAATTTCCTCATGTGTTATACAACATAATAATTTATCATTATCTGTAATAGGTTTATATATAATGTTTACTATCATATTATTACCACTCACATCAGTTATTAAATTTACATTTACATAATTATTTTGCTCTTGTGTAGTATAATTTACAGCTTCATTATATTCTTCATAATTGTGTCTAATATAAGAATCAAATGCTAAACCACCTATGCCACTTGTATATATTAACATATTCGAACCTAACCCATAAATACATAATTTAAATAGTGGATTGTCTAGTTTTATATTTAATTTTGACAAAGCTATTCTACTTAAATTTAATGAACCCTCAAATCCTTCACTTGTTCTATCTGTATAGGATTTATCATAATTTAGAGGAAAATATAACAATTGTTGATTTATTTTCACACATTTAGTTCTAACTAAAAATCTATTATAATGAGTTCTATCCTGCCCATTTAATTGTAATTTAATTTCATTTATTTCATCCACATTTTCACATTCAATAAAAAACCCCTTATGAATGCTTGTAAATGGCATTCTATAGATAAATTCATTTCTTCTCTCATTAGGACAAGTTATTTCAGTTGATGATAATTGCTGAATAATATGTTGATGACTATTATTAGCTATTTCTGTTCTAATCAGTGTGTCGTAGTAAATCCCTTTTGATATTAATTTACACGACGTAAAATTATTTTCTGTATTGGTTAATTTAAATCTAAGTTCTTGATATTGTAAACATATTGCTTTAATATCATCACAGAACATTTGAAAAGGTATAGAAACATAAATTTTATTATCGCATATTTCATAATCTTTTAAATGCATCATAAATCTTAAAGGGATAGATAATATTCTTTGTCCACCTATTTCCATTTCAAAACAAACTTTATGACAAACATTTCTAAAATTATTTCTATCAATATTTGGATTTAACTCAATTTCCAGATATTCTGGACGCTTAATATCACAACTTCTTGACATTATTAAACTATTATTTTCAAAAATTTCTGTAAAATATTCTATAGAGAGAGTTGGTGGAATATTCAAACTTATATTTTCATGTCCATGTGCTACTAAATGTAGTAATGCCATATTTTAATAATTGTTATAGTTTTATGTTATTTTAATAAAATATTTGCTCTACTTTTTTAAAGTAGATATATATAATGAGCACTAAGTTAGAAAATGGATTATTTATATTTAGGAGGGATTTAAGAATAGTAGACAATAATGGTTTGAATTTTCTCTCGGAATTATGTAATAATATATACACCATATTTATTTTTACACCTGAACAGGTTGGTTCTGGGAATAAATATAAGTCAGATAATGCTGTCCAGTTTATGGTCGAATCGTTGGAAGATTTAGCGTCTGAGATTCGTAAGGAAGGAGGCAAACTTCATACTTTTTATGGACATAATGAAAAAGTTATTGCCGATTGTATTAAGGCTTGGGACATCAATGTTGTTGCGTTTAATTTAGATATTACACCTTATGCTCGTATTAGAGATGATGGAATAGTCAAAATGTGTCAGAAAATGAAAGTGTTTGTCACATATACTCCAGATTATTATTTGTGCGAACCCGGCTCAGTCCTAAATGGGTCAGGTGAGAGTTACGTCAAGTTTACACCTTTTTATAATCAGGCTAAAACTAAAAAAGTGGAAAAACCTATTACCAAAAAATTACATTTAAAATTGTCAGATGCTCATATACCAAATAAAATGACACTTGATTCAGCTATGAAAAAGTTTGTTGGAGAAGAAAACGCTGATATTTTAGTAAGAGGTGGTAGATCAGAAGCATTGAAACAATTACGAATAGCCGCAAAAAATATAAAGCACTATGCTCAGACTAGAGATGAATTATCGAAACCTACTTCACAATTGTCAGCTTATATAAAATTTGGCAATGTTAGCATAAGAGAAGTTTACCACGCATTTAAGTCTAATCACTCTTTTATTCGTCAGCTATACTGGAGGGATTTTTATGGACAAGTCCTCTATAATCATCCACATGTATTAGGTCATAGTTTAAATAAAAAATATGATAAAATTAAATGGCATCATAATGAACGATGGTTTGAAGCTTGGAAAAAAGGTGTAACTGGGATACCCATTGTTGATGCGAGTCAGCGACAGCTTTTGCAGTCAGGTTGGACCCACAATCGTGGGAGAATGATTTCTTCCAGTATATTAATAAAAATTTTGTTAATAGATTGGAGAGAAGGCGAACGCTTTTACGCTCAGCATTTGGTAGATTATGACGTAGCAAATAACAACGGTGGATGGAGCTGGAGCTCAGGCGGAGGCGCAGATTCGCAACCATATTTCCGATATTTCAATCCATATACGCAGTCAAAAGAACACGACCCAAAGTGCGAATATATCAAAAGGTGGATACCTGAGCTCGAAAATGTTCCAAATGAAGATATCCATAACTGGGATACTGCTTGGGAAAAACATAAAGATTGTGGGTATCCAAAACCCATTGTAGATTATAAAGAGCAGAGAGAGAAGGCAATAGAACTTTATAAAAAAGCATTATACTAAAATAATATAAAATCAATATTAC